TGAGAACAATAATCTTTAAATCGAGGACGAGTCTCAAATTCGTCTCTGCAAAATAAACATTTTTTAATTAGTCCATACTTGTTTTTCATACAAGTATTTAGCGTCTTGGCGCACCCGCCTGTTATTTCTTTACCGGTGGTTTAGGTGGTTGTTGCACAGGTTGTGGTGATGTGGGTTTTTTATTTAGGCTATCAATTAACTGTTGTATGCCGGCGGCCGAAGCAGTCAGGGCAATTAACATCATAAGAAAAAAACAAATTTGTCTCATTGATTAGGAACCAATACTGTTCTTAAACAATTGCAGTTAGCATCTGTAATAGTTTCCTGATGATATCCTGTAACAGCCGGATAAGGTTGTTGCATATAAGTTGGCTGTTGTTGAATTACAATCGGTTGAGGTATATAGTAATATGGTGTTGGGGGATAATAATACGGGCGTGCCATGCTGTACCCAATTGCTCCTCCGATAATTGCAGGGGCCACCCAATAACCTCCACGATATCCGTGTGCTTGAACGGAAGTAGCTGCTAATAACAGTAAAACAATTAAAAGTTTTTTCATATTTGCCTCCATCTTTACTATACTACATTGTACAGAAAAGGTCAACCAGTATGGTTATTGTCGACGTTTCATTGCCGATTTGGCATTTGAGTCTACTACAGCACGAGCTTGGTCAACACTCATTCCGCCGGTAGCAGCTTCGGTGTCACCTTTAAAGCTAACTACTCCGGATTGTGGGTCGAGTGGTTCCAATACATTACTTAATGGTGGTTGTCCGATTAATTCGCCTAAGTTTTCTGTAGTAACATTGACCCCAAGGCTTTTTGCTAGATCAATAAATGCCTGTTGACTAATTTGTTTTTTAGCGGATTCATCATCACTACGACCAGACAAAAACTGGCTTAGAGCCATTAATTTCTGTGAGTTAGGATCTGCAAATTCAAAAAGTCGCATTATCTGCGGCCACGACCCAATGACGAGTTAGGCGCACCAAGGTTAGCATCCATTTCGGCATCAACATCGCCTTCGCCTTCTGGTGCCGGTAATTCGGCTGGTAGTTCTTCAGCCGGTGGAGGTAATTCTCCGCCCATGTCTTGTCCTGGAATCTGCGGTGCTTGACCGGTAACCACACCAAGTGCAACTTCGAGTTGTTGTTTAGCACCTTGCAGGTTTTGTAGTAAGCCACTTAATGCAGCACTTGCATCACCATTAAACTGAGTAGCTTGGTCAGCACCAACTTCGTTTTTAATTTGATCTACTAATGCTGGCAAATCTTTAAACTGCATGGAACTAATTTGTTCAGACATTTTTTGTACTTGGTCGACCATGTCTTGACTGGCCAGGACAACCTGGGCCTGTTGGATCTCTGAAGCTTCACGCAATCTGCGTTGGCGGCGACTTTCAGCCATAGCCATTGGTGCTAATGTTGGATTAGAAATTTGTTTTTGTATGTCGGCTACTACTTGTTGTGCGGCCTTAAGTTTATCTTGTAATTGCTTACGACTTTGCTGTATTTGTGTTGCTTGCATTGCAGCTGCTTGTTGAGGGGTCTGACCTGCTGGGGCGGCACCGGGTTGTTGTGCGCCAGCAGGTTGACCGATGCCAACTGTTGCGTCTTCTTTAACTTTGGCTGCTAATACTTGCTCCATCATCATTAATTTAAGATATGATGGGTTTTGTTCGCTAGAATGGAATTCTGGAGTGCGGCGATGCTCTTTTACTAGACCACGAACACGGGTTAGTAGGCTGCGAGCTTGCTTAGGAGTAATAGTGTCGAGTTGGACACGACCACCAAAATAACTTTCAAAGACCTTGGCGGCCTGCTTTGTTGGGTGTATTGCGGCTAGTTCTAACAGTTTCATTATTAAATCCTTTGTATTGAATATATTTAGCCCAGTTTACATATTTGGCTATTTGATTCTCTAGTTGTTTTTTGTGTATAATTTTAGTTTCTAGTTTCATACCAATAGCATCACGAAATTCAAACTTTTGACTACGATCTGCTATAGTAGCTCTGGTGGATATATCCTGTGTTAAACTTTGTAATTTAGTATCTGTTGTTAGTAATTCTCTTGCTACATTGTATGCTTTATGTTTGTCTGCTATACACCAGCTAAGTGCTGTTCTTGTAGTATAAAATAATCCTACATCTGTAGCAGCGCAAAATACACGATATCCAACTTTTTCCGGTACAATTTGATAGTGCCCAAATACGCTGTAAACACCATTGTCGTTCTTCCAAATAGTGTTGGGCATAATATCGCGAAATTCCTGGCGGAATAGCCGTTCAAATTCTTGGTTTTGCTTCATTTAATAACGTAGTGAGATATAAGATATATTGTTGATGCGGCTAAAAAACCAATAATTCCAACGCCCCAAGTGATTAATCGGTCGGTATTTTTTTCAGTTAATTTAGTTACACATTCTTTAACTTCTTTAACCATGGCAGATACACTGTTAATTTTGGTGTCTAAATTAGTTAATTGTACAATGAGTCCATTGTATCTCTCGGCGCAAAGTTCCACATGCGCTTCAAGACTATGCTTTTCTATTTCTGTTGGCTCGACCATTATAATTTCCTTGTTTAACTATTTATGGAAAGAGGCATAAACCAAATATTCTGTTGATCCGTTGATGTAATTAAAATTGGAGGTAATTCAGACTTATTATCTAGATTATTAATCATTGGTATTCCATCTGCATCTGCCCTAAGTACTGCGACCGGATCGGCAGAACTACCAAATACATCGGGTGTTTCGACTTCAAACTCAAAACTCCATGTACCGTTATATCCGACTGGTTCCAGTAATTCAAATATCTGGGCCCGCATAGATATTAACTGCGTCAATGTTTCCCAATTTCTTTGTTGATTACGAGCACGATTCCAGGATTGGATATCAGTGATTGATTGTCCAGCACGATCTTTAAACGGCATTTTAGATTCTTTACAATGGCCGGTTATACCAGTGGCTGTGATATCAAAATAGGTCTGGCAGGCAAATCTCATTCGGGTTTTTTTGACAATTCGTATAATATCTCAGCCTGCTCACACAAGTGATCTAATGCTGGATTTGTTTCGCGGGCGGCAAATATTTCTTGCCAGCGTTTCTGTTGGTCGAGTTCAGCTAACTCTTTTATCAATTGAGGATCTTGATAGTGTAGTTGTCTTACTGTACTGCCAGGGCGGCGAGCGTAGACCGTGCGGCCTCCGTCTGGGCTTTCGAATACGGTTAATTCGGTTATTTTACTTACATTCATAATAGGATATTTAACCCATTATAGCAAGTTATACAACTAAAGTCAACAAAAAACCCTGGGTTTTAATCCAGGGTTTGTTGATAATACTAATTTACTTGTCAGATTACTGAGTTGTAAATGTAGCGTATGCGTTTGATGTTGCCCAACCAATTGCACCGTTAGCAGCTTGAGCAGCTGTCAAGAATGTAGCGGCATTAGCAAAAGCGGCTGTTGGGAATGTAGCAATGTTCAATACAGTGTTTGCACCTGGATTAACTTGATACATAGCAACTGTACATGTTTGCTGAATTGCTTGCAATGTGTTTGAAATAAAGCCATTAACAGCAGTAGCAGGACCACCAATGTTACCTGTCAGTGCTGCATTAGCATTAACAGAGTAGAAGTCCAACTTAGGACCTTGGAAGTTTGTTACTGAAGCGTTAGCTAAGTTAGCTGATTGTGCAACTGAACCGTTCAATACGTCGGTTGCAAATACGGGTTGTGAACCACCAGAAACTACGGTAATATAAGCCATTTTAAATCTCCTTAATATATGGACACAGAGGTCCTGCTTTTATTTATACCTTTTAGGTAAAATCAGGAGTTAGCCGCTGGTTCTGGGTTGTTTATTTGACGATTTGCTGCCGTAAAGCCGCCGGCTAAACGATTTACAGCCTTGGCCATGCCAGCATCTGTGGCCATAACCCAACCTTCTTGCCCTGGATGTTGTAGATCTAATTGCCCTAGCAGATCCATTTTGACCATGTGTAATAATTCCCAAGCTTCAAATGCCGCAGCCATACCTACGATATTACTGCGTGGGCTCTGTAGATATTCTGTAATATTTTTAAATTTTGGTATAGATGTATTATCATGCAACCAGGTTGCAAATTGATCCATTAGTTGATCAAAATTAGTACCCACACGACTATTAATATAATCTATGCACAACTTAGGCAAATCGGTGATTTTTAAGGCGCGAAGGTCTGCAGGATTGAATAATTGGTCAATTGCGGCACCTTGGGATCTATAAAGACCTTGCAGTTGCTTAACTAACTGTGTTTCTGGTCGAACATTTTCTTTGGCATACACAGGTTCTAATAATAGTAATCCCGGTACCCGTTTAAACTCTACCTTACCCAGTGGTTCTTTTGGTGCACCAGGTTCCGCATATTTTGTATGCATGGCAATGCCAACATCGCTGGCGCCTATACGCTGACCTACTTCACTGTTAGCCGGAATTTTATATTCTATGGCATTGGGTGTAAACACATAGTTTCCAGATTCTAAAGGTGGAGTCGTCATGTATAATAAATCACCTTGAACAAATCCACGATAGTTAGGAGGAACTGCAGCATCTAACATACCCCATAACTTATCATATATAGGAGCAAGATCTTGCACACGGGTAGCTGG